ACCACGTAGTTGGTTTATCTCTGCATGTATTCTTCCTTTGCCAGAATATTTTAATATTGTATCTAAGAATGTTGTGTGTGCTTTGTTGATCTCTCTTGCTTTCGCAATAGCTTGCACAATCTTGTGTGGGTGATTAGCTAGAAAGTTTTTAGTAAAACTAGGCGCTTGTGTCTTTGCTGTTCTATCATAGGGTAGTTTTAACTTATCAAATACTTTTGCAATAGATCTTGCTGCCCAGATCTGTACCTCTTGTCCTGTTTCAGAATATACACCATCCAATAATCTTTTTTCTTCTTCAACCATTTTTTGTTTTTCTGTGGCTGCTCTGTCTACATCTACACGTACACCCAAAAATCTCATGTCAACCAACACAGGAAACAGTTTAGTTTCCATTTCAAATATATTTTCTATATCTTGATGTACTATTTCTTTTTTTAATTCTTGCCACAACTCCAGTGTGAGTTGAGCGTCACGCTCCGCGTAAGCTCCAACGTACATGGCTGGTAGTTTGTACATTTCTGCTTTTGGATCTACACCCCAAGACTTTGCAGCTTCGTATAATGCTGTTTCATCTTTACCTCTACCTACAAAATCTCTACCACAGTTATTTAAATCGTATCTAAATCTATTCTCATCAACCAAAGATGCAGCTATCATTGTATCTACAATCTTACCGTGTACATGTATGCCTAAACTTCTCAACCAACACACATCATACATTGCATTGTGAAATACTTTTGTAGAGAGCGATCTCATCTGATCTTGAAACCATTTAAGAACCATTTTACGATCCATGTTACCACCGCCTTCATGTGCGATAGGATAATATGCACACCAATCACTTGTTGCCAGGGATATACCTACCACGTCACCAACACCTACAACAGAGCCAGAACCCATTCTGTCATTTAGGTTTGGATCTTTTGTTTCTAAGTCGATTGCGATCTCATCATATTTTGATAGATCAGGAAAATCTTGTGGTGGTAACCACTCTGTTTGTGGTTTAAATGTTATTTTCATTTTTCTGTGTCCTCTAATTTTTTCTTTTCTAATTCACAATAGTGTATAATTTTATCAAGATCCTCTACACCGTTCTTATGCATGTACCTACAAACGTACTTCACAACACAGCCCTGAAAAAATGAAAGATTATTTTTTGAAATAAACTCATATGGCTGTATGTTAAAATACATATAATGGGATCCACCTATCTGTTTATTCTGTGGTTTCGCTTTATCAAACATATTTATATCTGTCATATTTTATATCCTTTATAAGTATCTTTTGGTCTGACAATATGTAAATGATTCTTCGCTCTGGTTGCACCAACATAGAACAATCTATTTTCATCGTCAGGATTTTTTTCGTAGTTGACTTGCGTGTTTCTTGATAGGTCTGTCAGGAGAACTACGTTATCCTGCTCACCACCTTTCACTCCATGTATTGTAGACAATGATATTCTTGGAGCTGAATTTAATTTCTCACCGTTTTCTCTCATCCTTCTAATGTATCTTATACTCCTACTAGGAGCATTGTCAAAAGCTTCGTACCAAATTTTGTCTGTCTTCAACCATGTTCGTTCTTTCAGTCCAGCCATGTCATAGTTTGCATCTTTGTTCATGTACTTCAAAGCTTGTTTCTCAAAATGATTTTGTGACATGTAAGATGCTATTCGCTCTACTTGATCGTAATTAATATTCACACCTTTACGCACATTTTCCCAATCTGTTACAGCTTTGTACAGGTCTTGTTCTTTGTTTGTTTTATATTTGTTTTCATAATACAACCCCTGTGAATACAGTTGTTCTTCTAATTCGTTTAACATAAATCTAGTTCTAGCTAGCACTAGCCAATTACCTTTTTTCATGTTAATTTGTTTAAACTCATCATAATATGAAATTAAACCTTTTTGCGTTTTTGGTCTCCACTCTTTTGGTAATCTATGTTGTATTCTGTTTACTATCTTTGTTGCAACATCGTGAACAACCTGCGGTATTCGGTATGACTGTGTCAGCTGCACAATCTTTCCCGTCTGTGCTATAAAACTATCTACGTCTGCGCCTGCCCATCTAAATATAGCTTGATCATCATCACCTGCAATAAATGTATCTTGTGTCTTGTTCCATATAGATTTTGCCATAGCCCATTGTGATCTAGATAAGTCTTGTGCTTCATCTATAAAAACTACATCAAATCGTGGAGATCTATCTGACTTAACAAATTCTATAATCATGTCTGTAAAATCAATTAAGTTATAATCTTTCTTGTACTGTTCTAAATCGTGTGCAAACTGTTTTAGTGTTTTGATATCTACTAACTGTGTATGTTCTTGTTTATTAAACTGTTCTTCTGGTGTGATACCACGTAGTTTAGCTAATTGTATAATACGTAATATATCACTTTTAGTTGTAAATAGTCCTGTGTGTTCGTTATCATACTCGTGATAATCTACAATTAGATTTGCTTTCTTACCTAGGTCTTCGTAGTGTCTACGTTGCATGACTTCATCTTTACGTATACCAAGTCTTCTAAACGCTAGTGAATGTAGTGTTCTAAAATATGGTAGATCTTTCTCACTAAAATTAAATTTAGACATAGCCCTGTCTCTTGCTTCGTACGCAGCTTTTTGTGTAAAAGAAAAATAACCGATCTTATCAGGATCGGTTTGTTTTAAATACTTGTCAACTTCATTAAGTAAAGTGGTGGTCTTGCCTGTTCCAGGTGGACCCAAGACAATAGTTTTCAAAACGCATCCTCCTGTTTGAAGACTCTATCTTTCGGTTTAAATCCTTCTTTCTCAAACTCTGGTAATCTAATCACACTTATCTTTTTCTTTGGTAGTGACACTCTGTAGTCTGTATCATAACCACAATGTTCTCTCAACACGTACAAAGTAAACTGAGGTTTCTCTGCCCACTTGTGTCTTGCTAAAAACTGATAAAAGAAATTACTAAACACAAAGTGATGGTGTCCTTTGTTATTCCAAACGTTACCTGCTTCTAGATCTTCTCTTGTTGCACCTGATGTTGCTCTACCTAAACAATAGTTTTCTACGTGTTGTTTAAGTTGTTCAATCATACTAGATCCAGCTGGAGCTTCTACTTCTTCTTTGTTTGTCATCAAAAGATTTATCATCTCATCAAAGTCTTTTGGTTTTATCTTTGGTGGCTTTGTATAGATCTGATTCATACATGCTCGTATGAATAGTCTTTGTTCTTGTAGTTCTTCTGCTTTCAGTTCTATTCTTTCACCATCTACGTTGAGTCTGTATATTGGTGGCTCTGTCTTTACAACTTGTAGATCTTTCAAAGGTGGAAACAAAGCTTGAGTCCCGATACCAAACTTTCTAGTCTTACATAATTGTTTATCACAGTGATTACACATAGGTTCCTCTGTGCATTTAAAACCATAGTCTTTATTATCTTTTCTAAATTTTGTTATCTCGTCGTGTCTGTATGGATTTATAAAGTGTTTGTAATTAAATTCATCTAGCTTATCTGCCCATGACTCTGGCCATTTCTTTTTAGCGTATACTCTAAACTGAAACATAACTCTGTCTCTACCATCGTCTAGTTTCTCTCTTGTCAAAGATTCTAGACAAGGTGGTCCATCATCGTATTCAGAAGATGGTCTTTTAATAACTAAGTTTTGTAATTGTTCTGGAGTTATCTCTACAACGTTTTGTAAAAAATCAGGAAGTGTAACAGCTTCACCTGAAGAATTGAAGCAGTATCTTACAGTATTTTTATGATTAAAGTATGGTAAGTTAAGAAAATTTCCTGTATCATCTTTGGATTTTAATTCGATCTGTTTTGGAAAAACTTCAGCACCACCGTAACCTAACACAGCACTAATAGACATTAATCTATCTCTCATTAATTTTGCAGGTACAAAATCTTTTGTAAATAAAAATACATGTGCGCCACCTGATTTAGAATTGAACACCATCAGTGGTAAGTCCATAGATTTTATTTTGTTAATTAATTTCTTGTGATTAAATTCTGCATACACATCTATGTCTATACATCCCCATTTACATTCGTTGTTTTCATTGATAGGTATGATACCAAGACTAGGTTCAATACCATTTAAATGATCTTCCCAATGTTTATCTGTTACAATTTCTGTTTTGACAAATGACTTGCCTTTGACTTTGAGTCCATCGGCACCCTTCTTGTCTACATAGGTACAACCATGCGCTCGCTCTAAACCTGTAAATATCTGTCTAAATCTTTCCATAATTATTTTGCGGAGCCGGATCCAGTCTCCCATCCCCGGCTCCTATCTTCCAATGGAAGTCTTTAGTACGGTGAATCGGATTTGGATTCTTGCTCTCCGTGTTTTACTTTTACCTCACCCTTTGAAACATTTGCTCCAAAGTCTTTGGCTATTTTGTAAATACCCGGATCACTAATAGGTCCAACTCTAGACACATCCCAACCAAACCATGTGCCTTTGTCGTTAGACTGTTGCACAGTTTTTAGCTTATAAATGTGGCTATATGTTGGCGGTGTGAACATACCGTTTTTACCTTGCATCTTTAAACCCATCATCATTGAGTTCCACTTTCTACTCACTTTTAATTGAGTAGCTTTCATAGATATCAATGCTGTTGTTGGATTATCACCAAGTATAACCACGAAGTGACTAGCTGTGTTTTCAAGATAGTTACCATTTGCTAATCTATCTTTATTAAACTTGTCTCTTGTAGTTGACGGTAAATCATCTCCAGCTTCATATATTTTTACTGGAGCACCTTGACTCTCACCTCTGTCTTGCCATTCGATGTGCTGTCTTTTGTAGTGCACTGGCACGACATCTATCCCCTTCACGCCATCATAAATCTCGTTTGTCACGGTATTTATAATCATGCCAGGTTCTGCCCCCTCGACATGTTTAGCGTCCCTCTTGTTACACTCAGGGGATAATTGACCCAAGACTTTTAAAAACGGTAACGCAAGATCTTCTTGCGTCATGTTTAAGCCTTGGCCTGCATCAGCTTCAAAATTAACTGCAGCTACTGCATTTTCTTTTTTCTTTGTTACTTCACTCATGTTTATTGTTTCCTCTTTATTGTTGTTTTATTTCCAATGAATACATTGAAAAGTTCCGTTGGCATTTCTTTACCTGCCTCGATACGTTCACGGACTAACGCTTTTAGAGTCATAGGCTCGACCTTCAGTTTTTGCTGAGGTTCGAGACCTTGACCCTTTGCAAGTTCGGCATAATCAGCCGCCTTGTTATCCTCGTTACGACCGAACGATACGGATATCTCATTTTTGATTATATCGCCCAGGCCATTCTCACGAAGCCATTTAAACGCTTCCTCTTTTTTTGCTTGAGTTATTGTTGCGCTGTAATTTGTTTTAACTTCTACAGAAGATCCATCCTGTAGTTTAAGATATGATAAACCCATTTCAGATAACATAGTAGGTATCACTTCACCTGATATGTATTCTAAATGTTTTTTCTTTTGTTTGATTTGTTCTTCATCCAGTTCTATTGCTTTCTGGACAGCTTGCATTTCTTTTATTTTATCTGCAAGTTTATTTATATTGGTTGTTCTATCCAATACTTCTGTCTGATCTTTTTCAAAATCAATCGTCATTCTTTGCTCCTGTTCCGTACAAATCAATCTCTATTGGATAGTATCTTTTCTCTTGTCTATCCCACTTCAAGAGATTGTATCTGCCATTTGTTATATCTGATACCAAACTGCAGACAACACCTATTATAGCAGGGTCTCCTGTTAATAACAAGTAGTCTGTCGGTTTGAAATCTTTTACTAAATTTTTAAGTTTAAAAATTAGTGGACCAGGTGAAAAAATCATTTGTGATCTTTCGTCCAATAAAAATTTTAACTTACCATATTCTGCTGCACCCATAATATTAAATTTAGGACGACCTTCTCTTGTCCCTGCAATTTCTTGCACGACATAAACAGTTGGTTTAGTTGTTTTTATTTCTTTGTAATCCATACTTTCAAAACTTTCGTCTTGACTAATTAGCAAAATCCTATATACAAGTCAATAGAAAGATGAAATATAAATTTAAAAAAAAGCCGTATGCGCATCAGTTAACTGCTTTGGAAAAATCTTGGAACAGAGATAACTTCGCATATTTTATGGAAATGGGAACTGGCAAAACAAAAGTTCTAATCGATAATTTATCAATGCTTTACGACAAAGGTAGAGTAGATGGTGCTTTAATTATTGCACCAAAAGGTGTAGTCGGTACGTGGTACAACCAAGAGTTACCATCACATTTACCTGACCATATTGAAAATGTGACAGTATTGTGGCAAGCCAATATAAATAAAAAACAACAAGAAAAGTTAGATCAGTTATTCAAGACAGGTCATGAATTACACATTCTTGTTATGAATGTAGAAGCTTTTAGCACAGACAAAGGTAGAATGTTTGCAGCTAAATATCTTAGATCACATAAATCAATGATAGCTATTGATGAGTCTACAACAATAAAAAATCCAAAAGCAAAAAGAACAAAGAACATATTGTCTTTGTCTCAGCTTTCTAAATATAAAAGAATTATGACAGGGTCTCCTGTAACAAAAAATCCTTTGGATCTATATTCACAGTGTGAGTTCCTGGATCCAAGATTGTTGGACTTTGCATCGTACTACAGTTTTAGAAATAGATACGCAGAAATGAAAACAATGCATGTATCAGGAAGATCTATACAGGTTGTACATAAGTTTAGACATCTTGATGAATTATCCGACACGTTAAAACCTTTTTCATACAGAGTCTTAAAACAAGATTGTTTAGATTTACCTGACAAGGTTTATATTAAAAGAAACATATCTTTATCAAAAGAACAAAGACAAGTGTATGATCAGATGAAAAAAGAAGCTGTGGCTGTATTGAATGGTAAACAAGTTAATTCTGTGACGGTGCTATCTCAAATGATGAGATTACATCAAATAACTTGTGGTCACTTCACAGCTAATGATGGCTCTACTCAAGAAATTAAAAATAACAGAATACAAGAAATGTTAGATCTATTAGAAGAAGTTGAGGGTAAAGTTATTATCTGGGCCCACTATCAACATGATGTAAAGAATATTAAAAAACATTTAGAGAAAGAATATGGTCCGGGTTCCGTGGTTGATTATTATGGATTGACTCCGCAAGATCAACGACAAAAGAACATCAAGAGATTTCAAGCGAACAATGGTGTAAGGTTCTTGATTGGTACACCACAAACAGGTGGGTATGGTATTACACTAACAGAAGCAAACACTGTTGTTTATTATTCTAATGGATATGATCTTGAAAAAAGAATGCAATCAGAAGACAGAGCACACAGAATAGGGCAAAAGAAAACAGTGACATATGTAGATCTTATAGCAGAAGACACCGTAGATGAGAAGATCGTCAAAGCTTTACGTAAGAAAATTAATATAGCCTCTGAGGTTATGGG